CCTCTTTATATGTTTTGCATATTCTTGTAACGGTACATTCAAACGACGTGCCATTTCGACTTCACTCTTAGTGAGTTTTACTTGCCGTTTGCGTCCAGAGCTTTCGCTTCTACCTGCGGGTGCTACAGTTTGTTGCATTTTACCGCTAGTTTCTGCCTCTCCTCCACCACTAAACTTATGTGGAAATTCAGCTCTTATACGTTTATCAATCTCAGTATAGTATGTTGGATCATCAGTATCAAATCCTTCCTCTTCTATAAGTCTTCTGTGAATGTTAAAAGCTACTAAAGTCATAGCCTCGTCTTCACCAAACCACTCATTTTTTCCAGCCCAATCTTCTGCTGCTGGATCTGGTTGTGGTGCTACTTGAGGTTGTTGTAAACCTTGAGATATTTGTGGAGTTTGTACCTGTTGATACTCCGTTGTAGGTTCAATAGACAATCTACCATTAGCTATTTTACTTTCCTCAACAGTAATTTTGTCGAGAATATCTTGAGCTTTAGTGACTTTGTCCCAATCTTGATCTTGGTAAGCAGATTTAAGAACAGCGTTGGCTTGCGCTCTTTGCGCTTTCAACCTGTTTTCTGCTTCTGATTGGTAACTTTCAGCATATTGCGACGTATTCTTTTTTAAGGCTTCATTCTCTGCCTGTAGATTTTTTGCGTACTCGTATGCTGATTCAGCTGCGCGTTCTTGTTCGCGCATTTTTTTTGTTAAGGTTTTGATCCTTTTCTGAACATTTTTAGAGTAATCCTCTAATTCGTCTTGTTCCTGATCTGCTTTTGTTTCTTCTACAGAAACATCCTCAATAGGAGCAGCAACTTGTTCAGATTGTGAATCTTGCTCAACTTCATCTAATTCTACGACTTCGGTAGGTTCTTGTTCCTCAGTCTGTATTGCTTCATTTTCTTGCATGATAATTCCTCATGTTAGACACTGACTATATCGTCAGGGTCTTCTATAATTGCAATGACTTCGTCATCGTTGATAATACGGCACTCTGCATCGTCACCAAGCTTGAACCTGGCTCCTGCATATCTACCAATTAATACCCATTGTTTTTCTTGGCACCAGGGGGTATCGCCAAATTTGTTCTGATCTGCATAACAAAGAGGTCCCATCTTAACTACGTAGGCTACTACAGTAGCTAATGATTCTCTTTGAACGGTTTCTTTTGCTAGAACAATACCACCTTTAGTTACTGCTTTACCTTTGTAGGGCAATATCAATAACCGCCAACCAGTCGGTTGAGGCATACGTTCTAAATAGGATTTATCTAATAGTGTAGGATCTAGGACACGGTCATCGGATTTGACGTATGCTTGATCTAATTCTGTTTTTTCCTCTTCTGGTTGCGACTTTTCAGCTTCAACCTCCCTTGCGATATGATCAGGTACCAGTACCTCTTTCATCGTTTTGTATACTCCTTTCTAGCAACGCTTTTAATTCTTGCTCTACGTCTTCGATAGCGTTGTGACGACCACGTAGATAAGCATATTCTTGGAAATCTTTGGCTCCGTTAAGAATCAAATCTTCTAAAGAATGTTTTTTTTCCTTCAGAAGCTTTTGTAAAGCCTCTGCAAGCCAAATCAAATCCATTAATAAATACCTGAGAACTTACCACCAAACTCAGCTGCACCCACTCCTCTAGCTTTGCCTTTACCCATACCTGGTTTTGGTGTGGTGTTGGCATCAAAAGACTTTGCTTTTTTAGTTTGCAAAGTACCTTTGTTAGAATAAGACTGTTTACCGTCTAGTATTTTTGGTGTTCCCTGTTCGCTTACTTTTGTAACTTTTATCATATTTATAATTGTTTTAATCCAAGATCAATTAATTTTAGTTCTTTTTGTTGGTCGAGTCTATCCCTCGTCGTATCGTCCTTCATAACAGCTATATCGCGTTGAGCATCAATACGTTCGCGATCTATCTGATCTTGTCTAGATTGATCTAGCTGACGTTGTTCTTCTCTAACCACAAACTGTTGTTGTTCTTGGTTTAATTGTTGGCCTTTCAAAGCTAGTTCTTGTTTTCTTATAGTTACTAAAGGATCTTCTTCTTGAGGTGTACCAATCTGTTGTGAGAACTGTATAACTAGTTCAGACATGATAGGTGCGCTGAACTGCGCTAATATATTTTGCGCTTGCTCTTGCATTTGACGTGCTTCAATAGGAGAAACTTGTTGCGCTTGTTGTTGCAACTGTTGATATTGTTGTAAGACTTCAGGTGGCATTTGTTGTTGCGCTATCACATCGGCCTTCATTTGTAAGTGTTGCATACTATGAGAAATAATATTGGCTTGTACCTGCGCGTTTGTTTGAACGGGTTGTAAGCTTAGTAAACTAACATGAGCAGCTATATGTGCATCGTGGTTTTGTTGTATGAAAGCTTGAGCTGGTGCGCCCATCATTAGACTACTATTTTCCATGCCCGCCTCCATAGCAGGAGGCTGATCAGGAGGCGGTGGAAGAAGCAGTTGGTCGATGTTGTCTACGCCCAATGAAGCGTACATTCTTTTGTAAGCCTCGTAGACTCCACCTGGCCCGTGTATTTGAGGATTTGACTGAACCAACTGCATCATCTCTTGGGCCATAACTATACGTTGACTGGTAGAAAAGATATCTGGGTTGCTAACAGGATAAATGTCGATGCGCCCGTCAAAATCACTTTGCTTGACTTCGTTGATACCACCCGAGACTGAATAGGGATAAGTCGGCGGCAAGCTCTGAGCAAAGATGTCTGATAACAACCCAAATTCTTTTTTCTGCGCGTTGTGTAAACGCTTGTGTATTGCACTTAAAACTTTTGTAGATTTTTCCATCAAAGCCAAAGTAGTTCCTACTGGGGCTTGTGAGTTACCTTCGCCTACAGCTATCTCAGCTATAGAGGCAAATCTTTGTCCTGATTGTACTAATAATCCTAGTAACGATAACAAAGTACCGCTTGGCTCTTTGAACGGTAATGGCTGTATTGCATCACGTAAAGAGCCTGCTGGTGCATCTACATCACGAAACTCGCCAGGTTGTATAGGCTCGTCTTCGTTACGTATGCGGATGCCTCGAGTCTTGAAACCAGCAGGCAAATTGGAAAGCGTACCAGCATCTATCAATTGTCTCAGTATAGATGTGGAAGCTTTAGACAACCCACCAATCATGTGAGTTAGTCCGAAACCGTAAAATCCTAGACCTGGTAAAAACTTGAAATGAACAAAATATTCAATCTTGTTTTTCATTGGGTCGTCGGCGTTGAAATTTCTTCTAATAGACAGTATGTTTTCTGTCGTTGAATCAATCGTAACGATGTACGGGAGCTTGACCCCCGTTTCTTCGCCACTCTCATCCATATCTTCAAACCCTTCTAGGTCTAAATTACAGTGGACTTCGTATAGAACACATACCTCGTCGCTGTCACCACCTGGTTCTATACCTTCTAGTTTCTCTTTCTCCGTATCCAAAGAGGAATAATTGCTAGGCTCCTCGCCTGGCTCTAGCTCTGTTCTTTTGTAAAACCCTATCGCTTGTAATTTTTTCACGTCATTTTCTGGCATCTTAATCAAATGCGTAATACGTGGGCAAGACTCTAAATCAGTCGTATAGTAAGGAACGATTAGATCTTCGGGTGCTATAAACTTAGATACAGGTCTTTGTAGATTTTCATCGTAATAAACTTTTTTGAACGCAGATCCAGCCAAAGGTAGATAAAATAACATTTGGTCTAAATCTTCATCGTACTCTTGCATTACATGTACGATTTGGTAATTCATAAACTCGCGCACTCGTTGCGCTTGTTCTTCTACTGTAGAGTCATAAGCACCAACCACTTGAGTTTTGACAGGACCGCCTGCGGGTAATAATTCTTTATAGGCTTGCGCTTGGAACTGAGTGACGGCTTCTCCCAATAACGGATGAACCACACCACTAGCTCCTTCAAATGGTTCTGAACGGGTTTCATCAAAACGCATACCTAAGTATTTCAAACCATCGGTATAAGTTTTTTCCCAGTCTTCTCTACTGGAACGATCGGATTCTATACTGCCAACTAAATCTATATAGATTCTACCGAGTTCGTTATCTGATAATATTTCAGCTAAGTTTTCACTGAACTCAGAGGTCATTTGCATTTCGGGTGCGGGTCCAAGTAAAGCGGAACCGTCTTCTTGTATCTCTACGTCAGCTTCTTGTAAGCCTTCTAATACTTCAATAATATCGTTTTCTAAACCATCGCCAGATTGCGTGGTTGTCATATCCACCTCTTCGGGCATTTGGTTTGCTGGATCAGGTGTTAGTCTTTCTATTGCCATCAGTAATAAATCCTCTGTCTTACTCCCATATCATCGTCATCGTAGTCGGAAGCCAAATTCAAAAAGCCACCTTCTCTGAATCGCATGATTGCTTGCGTCATAGTATCACATAGGTCATCGTTTTTACCAAAAGGAAATGAAGCACACTCTTCAATCATCTCTTCGGCAAACATACGTTTGGGTGCGTACACC